TATCTAAAGCTAATACTTGGCCTTTTGTTTCAGGTACAAATCCGTATAAGGCTGAACTTCTTTTTTCTTCGTGTTTTTTCTTACTTTCTAGTTGTTTAAGTTTATTTGGAAAAGTAATCTCTCCTTTATTAAGAGAAGCACCAAATATTTGGCCATCTTCTTTTAGATATCCAAAGTGTTTAGTGAAACCAGCTAAACTTTTACTTCCTTTTACGAAGTTCTCTTTATTATTTAAAAAAGCTTTAGCTGCTCTTGCATAAGCTTGTCTATTCCCATCAAAAACATTTGAATACCTCTTAGGTATTGTGATTTCAGACATAAAAAAAGCCGCCCTTTCGGACGGCGGTTGATATTTACTTCAGGTGGCTAACTAATGTGAGACAGAATCAACTGTTCTCTATCAGGGATACGTCCATATGTTTGGCGCATCCATCTGAGCCAATGACTACTACCTTTACCTTGGTTGCAAGTTCTACAAGCAGGGACAAGATTGCTTGCAATACTTTCTCCACCGTTTGTTTTAGGCTTGACATGATCAAGCGTGAGTTCATGTAATTCATAATTGTTTCCGCAATAAACACATTGACAATTGAAGTGCTCTTTAATAGCTCTTCTCCAGAGCTTTTTAGCGTCAGGACTTGTCATGGTTATTAGGTTGTATAAATAGTGTTCAGGTTTAGGTAGTACAGGGGTCATTTACGAGTTTTTTTAAGTCTGCTTTTTCTATTAACCGAAGGTCTTTGAAGTCTCCCTCTAGTGGTACTTCCTTTATAGTGAGCAGCATCTAAGCCATCACCATTTCCGTAGGTACCAAGTTTTCGATTTAATTTATTAGCGTTAACTCTTAATGCTTTACCCTTTTTAGTTTTGTTGTACGCTTTCTGTTGGGCTTTATAATTTCCGTTAGCGTACTTCGCTCCTTTTGCCATATAGTCTTGTTTGTACGAGTTCTGGGTCTACAGTTGGCATAATTGCAGCTAGCTTTGATAAAGGGCTGCCTTCTAAAGCAATACCGCTTATGTCATTAGTCTTTAGCCAATCACAAGCTGCTTTTAAATCTTGAGTAGTAGCAGTGCCACTTTTGACCCGCTTTAGGAATTCTTCTGTGACAAGGCTATGTAATTCGTTGAACTGATCTTCAGTGGCTTTTTGTGTGCGAAAGGCTTTGTTCATTACTCTTTAGTTCCTGGGAATAAATTCTTCTTAATTAATTCGACTGCCTTATCATCAATGGTATTGTCAGTTGACTCAGCATAGGCTTCTAGTAGTTGTATAACTAATTCCTTTACAGCTGAAGAGCTGAGGAATGCCATTAGGATGGGCTTGATAAGTACGATCATGGTGTGTTAATTGTGTTTTTTAAAAAAATGTATAAAAGTATGGTTACGCAAATAACCGCTATAAACGAAGTCATTTCTTAAATGGGTTTAATGACCACCCTTTCTTTTCAGGTTGTGGTGGTTCTTTTGATTTGAGGTAAGACGCAATTGGAATAACGTCATTACACATATGAGCTACACGACTACCAGGTACTAGCATGAAGCCTTTCTGTTGTAGTTCAGCACATTTCAGTGCTCTTACTAACTCATAATCCAACTGCATTTTTTCTTCTTGTCTTTTAGCAATGCGTCGGCACTGCTCTAGTCCACGTTTATCTAGTGGAACCATAAAGTTAAGTTGCATACCCCAGTTTTCAGTCATGGTGTAACTACTGGGAGACATTTCTCCTTTACTGTGTTCCCAAGGTTTAACGTGATTACCCATATAGAAAGGTGAGAACGTCATAGTGCTTCCGTTACAGGAAATATTGGGTCCATAGTTCTGCCTGGATGGAGCACCATTGTTCTGGAATTGCACGGCTTGATTGGTTACATTTCCAGTCGCAGCCGCCACAGGATTAGAGGTGTTATTTATCTCATCCTCTGCACGTGCTGGTAGACCTATTGCGAGAAGACCGATAAGGAGGTAGTGGTAGCTGTAGTTTCGATGTCTCTTGTGATATCGATTGTTTCTACTACTCCCGCTGATCTTGTCACTGTTTCGAAAGTGAATGGATCTCCTTGCGTTGTTACTGTAAATATTGAATCTGAAGCTTCGATACCGCCTGAAGTAGCTGAAGAGTGAGTTATGTTGTCTCCTGACCACTTTTTGTATGCGCCACCATATACTTCTGTTTCGATTGTTTCTGTTATCTCTTGAGTTGTAGTTGTTGTCGATTGCATACTCCCTTGTGTGAACTGAGGAGTAATTAAGTCGGCTCTTGCAACTGTGGGTGATACCAGCATTAAGAGTAGTAGCCATTTTTTCATTCTTCTTTTTTCTTTGCCATAGGACAATTGACGGGAGTTATGTTTCCGTTGTTTTTACTATTACCTGTGGTCAAACCAAAACTGGCAAGTGCTCCCGTAAACACACTGGCAACGAACGTGATATCTGAGTTCCCAGCTTTCTTTATCATCGGTAATTCAACGTAGTTCATCGTTATGATGAAACCAGACCAAACCACAACGCCAAGTCTGACGAATGTTCCTAAGATCTGGATTTGGTGTTCTTGGTCTTCAGCAGCGTCTTTTAGCTTGCTAATGAGACCTTTTCTTTTTTCTCCTTTCTCTTTTTCTTCCATGCGTCAATTTTGCCTTGAAGGAATTTCTGAACCTTTTTCTTAATTGGTTCAAATAGTGATGAGGTAATAGATGTGGTACCTACAGCCACTACAGCAGTAGTTACCGCCGTAACCACTACCGCAGTTTCGGGTAGTGGCATTTGTATATCTAATACAGGTATATCTAATTTCCTTGGTGGAGGTGGAGCTTCACTTGTAGAAGTCTCTGCCTTTACTCCATCTGGTGACTCCAAATCTGTAGGAGGAATCACCATTGTTTTATATCTAGGAACTTTTGCTGTAGGTACCTTCAAAGTCATCCTCGGAATAGGTGGTACCGAGGGTAACGTCAATGAAGGTAAATGCCATTAGTCTGCTGCCTCCGCTGTGTTACCTGCTGCTACCCATTCTAGGTATTCTTGATAGTCTGCGTTTTCTGTCGTTGTAGGAATCCATGCTCCATCTGATTTTCTAATAATAATATCTGTCTTATCTTTTCCAGCCTCAAAAGGAAAATTTTCTGGATACTTGCCTGGTAATTTATAACTCATAATTAAAGCTCCGCTGAGAATGTAGCACTGTCAACATACTTCGCACTGTTAAGATCATATGCAGCAGAGATTAAAGCTCGAAAGCATAAAACTTGTTGAGAATTTGTATAAGTACTAAAACTACTAGCTGACCCTCCTGTTAATGTTGCAGTAGGTATGGCTCTCATTTGAACAGGATGATCTATTTGTAACAGTCGAAAATCCCCTCTATACGCATAGGCAGTTCGTTGAAAAGAGGTTTGCCAGTAATAACGTTGGCAGAGAGCTAATTCAGAACCATACGATCTATGTTCAAAGTCAGTGGCAACGTCTCCTACTTCTAACTGAACGCCTGTCACAGCAATAGTTGCATCATCTGTTGTATACCAGGTAGAAGTATTATCTGGCATCCTGTTTGAACCTGAATAAGCACCCCATTGATTTAACGTTACTCCTGAAGATGTTTTATCAGTACCACTAAAAGGAACTAAAAAATTAAAATAAAACGCAGCTTCATTATTATTATCAAATTGAACACCTGAAGCACCTGGAATTGTTTTAGTTATTTTTGTCCAGGTATTAGCAGATAACGAACCTGTTTCATATGGGTATGACTGACGAGTTCCGTCAAGAGTTGTCATATATCCATAGAAATTTTGAGCAACACTTGATTTAACCCAAAAACTTACAGTTATATAACTAGATGCAGAAGTATAATCCCAACCACTATTAGCTAGATCTTGTGCTTCTGCCATATATTGCAGTTCCATTTCATCGCCTGAACCTGCGCCACTTGATTGATTACCATTCGTAATTTGCCAAGCATGTCTAAAACCTTTTTCCCAAGGTCCAGTATCACTAGAAGTTAAAGCTATTTGTGCTTGGTCAGGATTATTATCTAATCCATTTGCACTAATTCTAAATCTGTCTACAGTCCCATAACTTACAGTTGCAGTAGCCGAAGCACCCCTTTGTGCAATATTCATCGCACCGTTAATTATTAAATTTCTGTTGCTTAGATTATTAGTAATCTTGGCGGTTGCTGTTCCATCACTAGCCAATGTAATCGCATCGCTAGTTGCCGTTGTATGGCGTATTGCGTTTGTTTTTAATTGGCTCATGGTTTTGGATTGTCAGATTTAACTTTGTCAATGGCTTCGACCCACTTGTTAGTGCCATTCTTTTTGTCCCAATAGAGCTGATCTAATTGTTCTCCAATCTCATCGTAAGCTCTTTTACGAGCTTTTCTTGCTCTATTGCTTGTATATAATTTATCTCCTTCTGAATCTAGAGCTGATAATTCACTATCTGTAGGTTTAGTTATACCAGATACATCCCATTTTTTAATAACATGATCTTGTATTTCAATAGTTCTATTATCTACATAAGCATCTGCTTGTGCTTCAGTCTTACCTTTAGAAATTAGATAAGCTTTTGTTTTATAAAATGTTGTAGCCATAATTATGCGAGTTTAAAACCCCCTAAGAAAGTATTTTTACTACCTGGTGCATTTATAGAACCACCTTCATTATGGTAAACATTCATTTCCACTACGTCACCTGCAGCTAAAGTAACAATAAAACTACCATTACCTTGTAGATTTTGATCACTATTTCCAGAGGTATATTGGATATCAGACCAATCAACTCCATCATCATTTACTTTAACTTCAGCTATCATAGTTTCACCGCTATCAATTGCAGGGAATCTTATACCAAAGAAAATACAATATCTACCACCTTGACCACTGGGAACTGTATAGCCATTACTAGCAAATCCATTATCTGTGTCCCATTCCTCAGTACCTAAATTAGTAATCTTTGTCCAAGTTCCGCTACTTATACTTTGATCAGCATTAGATGTTGCTAACCAAGAAGGTGTATTACCTGATACTGCAACAGTTGCGAAA